TAGAAGTGTTGCAAGTGTATTATTTTTAGACCCACCGCCACCTAGACCAAGAGCCGAACCTACGCCACCAAGAGCCGAACCTACGCCACCAAACATTTTTTCAAGGAAATTCTTGTCGTCTTTTTTATTGTCAAACATACCATAGTCAAAACCAGCATCGGCTGGGCCACCAGACGAAGGGCCAGAAGTTCCTAATAAGTCATCTAATTCAAAATCGTAAAAAGGGTCATTGTCTGTGCCATAGTTGTCAAACATACCATAGTCAAAACCAGCATCGGCTGGGCCACCAGACGAAGGGCCAGAAGTTCCTAATAAATAGTCGAGTTCAAAATCGTAAAAAGGCTCATCGTCCGTGCCATAGTTGTCAAACATACTGTAGTCAAAATCGTCAGCCATTATTTACTCCCAACTATCCGCAGTAACTCGTTAAGCGTACCATTAGATGTTTGTTTTGGTTGGTGGATCGTATCAAATAGATCCCCATAAGAACTTTGTATCATACCACCAGAGGCAGCGTTTACTACAGGATTGTTACCTGCAAGACTAGCTAAGTAATTAGCCACTTCATCTGTCTTTTTTTCTTTCTCTTCTGCTAATTCAAATAGTGGAGCAGACTCTTCAGTTATAACCCCCGGAGTACCACCTCGCACACCAGACCCAGCAAGAGCGTTACTACCACCACGGCTACCGGCACTACCAGTAAGAAGGGCTATAACATCCATTACGCCTAAACCTGTAGCTTTAACTGTGTCTTTAACTACGTCTGAAACGCCTTCTCTGACAGGCTTTGTTACGTCATCTACAGCACTACCCGCTGCTTTTATAGGATCAAGAACAGGCTCAATGACCTTATCGTCTATGGTCTTACCCGCTGCTTTAATAGGGTCAAGAATAGGCTCAATAACCTTATCGTCTACGGCCTTACCCGCTTTTCTTATTCCTTTAGCAATAGGTTTGACAGCATCTTTTACTGGCTCAATGAGTTTATCGTCTATGCCCTTACCTACGGTACGTAAGACTTTAGCGGCTTTGCTTAGAAACTCAGGAGATTTTATTTTGTTCGGGCCTACCGCGCCACCTTCTTGTATATACTGCCCTAGACCACTGATTAGTGCGTCACCAACTTCAGCGCCACCTGCTATTTCTAGTTGGGTTTTGACCAAGCCAGCGGTTAGATCATCTTGGTTAATGTTATATTTAGTAAGAAACTCTTCATTAAACCCTGCTTTGTTTAACGCGCCCCTAGTAAGGTTATCTCCATACAAAGAAATAGCTGCACCAGCAGCATCACCGCTTACAGCTTTAGTAATAAACTTAACGCCCTTTACTGTTTTGTTAAACGTAGCAGCGGTATCTGTAGCTGTTTTAAACGCCTTTGTAGCATCAGCGGCAGCTTTTAGTGCTTCCGCGTTATACACACCCATACCAGCACCAGTAGTAGCTTGAGCAGCTTTTTCTGCTGCGCTTGCTGCTTTACCCAACTCAGCAGCGTTAGACGCTAACCCTTTTGCGTAAGCACCTGCACCTGCTGTAAGCCCCGCTGTGACAAAAGATTTAGCAACATCTTCAAGATCGCCTCCAGTAACGGCAGTTGTTAGCCCCGAAGCAGTACCATACGCTAAACTTGTACCAAGAACGCCCGGAGTAGCAGCACCCGCAGCAACACCTGCACCAGCCCCACCAAACAAACCAGAACTGGCTAAAAACCCTCCGCCGTATACAGAAGCTGCAATAATAGCTGCCATCTTTATAGCGTCTTGTACTGAGCTATCTTTAACTTCTTTGGTGCGGATTTCAGCGTAAGCCATTGGGTCGTACAGATACGACGAGCCGTCCTTTGTTTGTCGTGCAGGGGTTACATCATACTTTGCATAAAGAGACTGAAGCATTGGGTCACGCTTGTACGCTTCCATCAAAGCATCTTGGTAGCCTAGTCCTTCAGTTGCCTGTAAGTACGGTATCTGTTCTTTTAATATGGGTCTAACTAACGACTGAAACTCAGATAGTTCTGCGGCATTAGAGCTAGTATGTGACTTTAAGTTACCACCAAACTTTCTAGTTTCGGCTCCCACAGGTGTGATGTCATAGCCATAGTGGTCGCTAAGAACTGCGGATGTACCTTCTATACCGTCTATCTCAGCAATACTGCCGTAAGCACTTCTAGTGTCTTTTATGTTAGTAACTGTTTTAAAACCTTTTAGGTACTCAGGTACACCTCCTACATAAGAACGGTATTCCTCGTCTCCAATGTTACGTGTTGGGCTGTAATCTACTTGGCCCCCACCAACACCACCTTCACCGCCAATTACGTCTATTACATTTAACCCCGGAATAGACCCAAAGGCTTTCTCGTAAGCATCGTCGTAGTAGTTATCTACATCATCTACGTCGTTAATTTTTTTGTAATCAGCACCGCCAGAAACTATGTTGTCTCTGTAGTTTTGTAACCCAGAAAAATCAGAATCTGAACTTAGGAATGGGTTTACTTTTTCAGCAGCTAACCTACGTTTATTATCTGAAATGTATTTTAAAGGGGCTTCTCTTCTATCGTTGGCACTGTCTATAGCTGCGGCAGTAGGGGTAGGTGCAACAGGTGCAACAGGTTTTGGAGCAACATAATCTACGCCCGTACCAGCTACGCGGTTATCAGTTATAGCGGGTTTAGGTGCTACAGGTGCGGGTCTAGGTGTAGCTTTTGGCCCAAAACTAGGTGTAGATGGCCCTCCTCGATACGGGGTAGGCGTAGGTCTAGGTGCTACAGCTTTAGTAGGAGTAGGTGTAGTTGTAGGAGCAGGTACGCCACCAATTCCAGATTGGTACTGCGCTATACGCCTTTGTAATTCAGCTTGATCTAACCCACCTAACCCTAAACTTCCTAGCCCTATGTTTCCTACGTTCATTACGACACCTCTAAGAAACTAGCTACAACGTGTAACCTGTTAGCAGTGGCGGCAGTAACCTTGATAATTTCTGATTCTTCAATAACCAGAGGTTCAGTAAGAAACTCTACAGTGCCATTAGCGCCTACGGCCTTAACTTTAAACACGCTAAACACCGCAGCGGCGGCATCTGTAATAGTGACCGTTAAAGTATCTGCATTACCTGAGTCTTCAGACACAAGAATGGACTTCATAATAGCGGTAGTTGCAGTAGGGCACGTATACAACACAGTCGCATTAGTGGTGGTAAGGTCTACCTTTGCATTTTTATAGTTATGCGCCATTAGCTAAAGAACCACCCTGCGGTTTCGGCTTGCGGTGACGTACTAGCATCTCGTAAGCCTTTATCCAATTGGTCAAAGTATATGCGTAAAGTAGCATTAAACTGGTCAAAGTCCGCCTGATTATACTGAGCAGGAGGATTCGGCAATGTAGGAGAAACAAAGTCTATATTGTATTTTGTATTGTCTACAGGCATTACCGTCTCCCGTCTGGACGCATATCAATGCGTGGAGAACCTAACTGCCAAGCTACCCCTGTATCAGTAGACTGTACTTTTATAGCCATCTGCCTACCACGTACTCGCACGTTTATCTGATCTGTAAATACTTCTACTGGGACAGATGCCGTACGAGTTACAGATGCAGCGTTTACGCCACCTTCAGAAAGCGGGTTGTTAAACCCAGACCCAGCAGATTGCAGGGGTAGTAGAGACATTTCCACACTAGGGCTGTCTGCGGTAGACCCGTCAAACGACATGTCTGGTAACATCTTATGTACAAATACAAATTGATGCCCGTCTTCTAAGTCAAACTGCGCTGATGATATATAAGAGTCTATGGCTACTACGCTACTACCCTCGTTATTGTCTAAACCATCTTCGTGGTTGACTAGATTATTGGTGTAAGTAGAGGCAATAGGGAAATCTCGTACACCTGAGTCTACCCACGCGGTGCGTGCTAGAGTGCCGAAATACCAAATATCTTGATCGTAGTTGTATATGACGTACTTATCTACCAAAGTAGAACTACCGGAGCAGTAGAACCACCATATCTCACCAAAACTTTCGTTTAAGCCAGTAAACACCTGTGCATATTGTTCGGTATTTAGGTCGTTGAATATGTATTTTTTAAGGTCGCAGCGTAGGGTTTGGACTCGCCCATCGTACTTGTAGAAGTTACCTACACCCATCCAGTAGGACACGCCGTTAACGTATATAGCAGAGTTCCTAGATGCTATAGACAGGTTGTCCCCCACCAACTGCGCTCCCCACACTACAGGTGCGCCTACATACTTCATTGTATATAGGGCTGTATCAGTCCATATAAGAACTTCTTGGCGTGCTTGTATGCCCGTAACTATCTCAGACCCACGCGATAATCGTAGATCACCTGCTTGGTTTGTAGATGTAGGTGTCCAGTTAAGAGCACTTTCTTGGTCTGACCACCTAATAAGCATGGGATCTATTGTGGTAGTGCCCAGCGCATTAGTCCCAAGGAAAAATACAAACCTGTTTATATCGGATACAAGAATATGGTTCTGTATAATAGGTGCTGTAGAACCACTTATACCGGACAACAAAACTGCACGGGTAGTTAACCCATCTTCGGACTGATCCCAGAAGAAAGCTGCGCCGGTTCTTGGGCCAAATACAAGGTCTTCACCAAAGTTAGCTTGGCTCCAAGTACGGAAGGAATCAGTAGAAGTACCGCCTGTGCCCCATACTCCATCACCCCACGTACTAGCACCCCACCCTACAAGTGGTTCTGAAGTTTCTGGGCCGGTATTAATTTGGTATCTAGCAGTAACAGTTCCGCCGCCTGTAGCAGATGAAGATGCCGCAGAGGTAAAAGTTATAGTGTATGTATTAGCATTAGGAGTTTTAGTAATTTGGAACTCACCTACTACAGTAATGCCGCCTACCGCAGCACCCCCACTAAACGTAACAAAGTCTCCATCAATGTACCCGCCATTAGAATCTGCGACAGTTACAGTAGTAGACCCAGATACAGTGGTAAACGGGTTGGTCAAGGTGACAGTTGCACGTTCTGGAGTTATGTCATAGTAAGCACCACCGCTTTCTATATAGAATTTAAGATTGGTGCCTATACCTAAGTACCTACTGCCACCTAACGTAACCCATGAAAACAAAGATCTAGCTATACCAAGAAACGTAGCTTCAGACAAACGAGTCCACCCACCTATTTTTTCGGGCGTGCCTTGCCTAAAACGTACTTTATCGCAGTCATACCAACCGCCTTCACTGGTGTATACAGTATTTTCGCGGTTAACTCCGGGTTTTAGTACTAACTTCTTTAACGGCATTACTGGTACACACCTGTGCGAAT